TCTGTTGCGTCTATGCTTACTTGTTTTGCATCACCTGCAAGATCAAGAGTGAACTTGAATTGCATGGATTGACCGATGCCGCCTTCGTTGATGATGTGTAGTTCAAAATCATCAACGTCTTTAAAGTTATCTACCATGGCCGACATTTGTTCAACTTGTTTGCGCGACAGTCGAATAATAGTAGGTGTTGCGTATGTTGTTTGGATAAAACTTTTTTCTTTCTTAGTCATTGCTGTTCCTTGGTTGTGCCCTTAACTTCCTGCACTCGTTCCTGACCTCAGGCGGAAAATCTGGACTTATTTCGCTCATCCTGCAATCGTAAGTGATGGTTCCGTGTTTAGGTAGGATAAACGCAAGTAGAAAAATTATTGCAATACCTAGCACAATCGATAGCATGGTGTTCACTTGGGACCTTTCATGATCTTGATCAAGTGTTCTTGCTCTTTGTTATACTCAAGCCAGGAGTTTTTAATACCGTCCCAGAACACCCATTTGAGCATGGACAGCAGTACAACAATCAACGGCACAGCCAACAAGTAATGTTTATAAGGACCATCATTTGCTATGCCAGCACCCAAGAAAAAACAAGACCCCATCCAGATCTTTTGCCATGTGTCTAGTTTTTTCCACCACCACTGAATGAAATACAGTACCTTCATGTTAGCCTCCATAGTATTCAATAATAGCATCCATGTGATGTATTAGTATTGCATTTTTACCAACATCCTCTGGATGCATCCAATAGCCGTCGGGATTGTCATCTGTCTTGGGATTTTTCTTCCACTGCTTGAGTTCACCCTTTAGGTAATCACGATGGTTAGTCAAACACGCAAGTGTGATTTGATCCGCAGTTTCCCAAGGAAGTGTTAGTCCTTGTGCTTTGTCTTTTTTGCTCATTCGCTATCCTTCCATTCGCTAGGAACCCAGCCTAGCACATAGAGATCGTTTTCAATCTCTTCCGTTACAG